GGAGTTCTTAGCCTTTGAACGCAGTACGTCATCGCTGTGGTGAGCTCAGTAGTGCGACCGATGTGAACGACTAAGTATCACATCAGTGCCTATAACTAACCAACCGTGAACCGTCTGTTCTAACGGACACCATGGAAGGTTTGCTAACGACCGCCATTGCTAATGACAAGTCGAACCCCATTACAGGGTTAGGCTTCTAGGAACTCCCACCTACAGTAGGTCATACTCTTCCGAGAGTGACTACGGAGATCACGGCCAAAAGTGATAATTAGCCCCGATCAATCCGCTTGGATCTACCCTTACTTGAAGCGTCTCCGCTTCGAAGCTGGGGAAGACCCTCGTTCTGTAGGTCTGACATGTCTAGGAAAGCACATAAAAGGAGCGCGAAAGACCGATCCAACTGACTCAAGTAACCGGAACTCCTCCTCAAGGAGGCGACTCCATCTCCTGAGCCCGTCATCCAGATCCTTCACAGGATCTGATAGGCGACCCGGGGGAAGGTTACTACAAAGTTGATCAACAACCTGGTTCACCCTCCTTCCCAGGAGGCCCAATGAGATCTGACGACGATCAATAGGGACGACACCAAAAGCGATCTCCTCTCCTGTTCTCATAAAGGAAAGGAGGCGCTGGAAGGCGTCCGACCTAGTGATCGATGTTGGATAGTCCTTAAGGGAAAAGTGACCATACTCTTTAACGAGATCATCGAGCTTCTGAGAGGCAAACTGGGACGACAACATCCCTTTGGGAACATTGTCCATCCAGACCCTAGCAAGGGGCTCAAGCCTAAGTCCATCTTCAAGGTGTCCTTGGACAACCCTGGAGATGCACCAGCGAACAGCCCTCCCCCACTTGGGATACCTACGATACTCAGCGTTCACGTCAACTGTGGGAAATCCAGCTCCTCCGACCACACGTGGAAGGAAGGGCGGGATCCCTGCAGCCTGAAACCGGTCTAGGACGGGCTTCAGTTCTAGCTGCATTATGCTGATCAATTCAGCCCTTCTACGGGGTCTGAACTGATCAACTGCTGACGCTAGAGCCAGGGGCAGGTGGAGCAAAGGATTCTCAATCTCTTTGGTCCACTCTAGATCACCCGTGAACAACCGCACAGAGCAGGTCGTCAATGGCACCAGCTGAGAACCTGAAAGAATGGCGGCTTCCTCTCCGAGGACAAGTCCCTTCGGCGACTCAATATCCTTGAGCACCGAAGAGACGCCACCAGTCCTTTCAAGGACTTCGGTATAGTGTCGTGAAACTTCTCTGGGCACGAAAGAGGAGTAGTCATCTCCAATTATCATGTACAGGGGGAAGTATCCACCATACTTTTTGTAAACAGAAGACTCTTTCCAAGCCCTCTCGTGGAGATACATGTTGTACAACGACAAGAGCGGCCAGCTGGGGGGAAGACCCATAAGGATCCCCCTACCAGACCGTACCACCTCACCGTCGTAAACGATATTCAGATCGCCACAAGAGAATCTGAAGGCGCGTTCCACACTCTCCGGGAGCCTAAGCCCCGTTTCATTGAGTGCAGAAATAACGCCTTCACATAAAGCTTGGCAAATATCTCTCGGTATGAGGTCTGTAGCAGTAGTGAGATCGGCTGATCTTAAAACGAAGTCTTCTGTCGATCCAACTCCAAAGGAGTTAAAAAGACGTACATACTCCGCTCGCTGATCGCTTACGGTTATTGACGCGCGCGACGCCGGATCCCTTTTCAATAGATCCAGCAGAAGCGAGCCGATAAAGTGAGTCAGAACAACGAGTCCCGGAGGACACTTCGTAACGACCCGGACTTTATAGCCTCTCTCGTAGATTGGTATCGGTGTGAACACACCTTCTTTATATTCATCCTCAAGAGCCACCTCTAAGGCAAAGAGGTACTCCCGGATGAATTCCCAATCGTCAAGAGTCACGCCATAATCTTCGGCATACCGTTTATCCCACAGCCATGTGACCTCATCCCGCCGCCAAACCAACTTCTGTGGGCAATCAAGGAAACAATTGAAAGACGCAAGCGTCAATCGTTTGAATCCGAGATAGCCAGAAAGAGGTTCGGCAGAAAGAGTAGTCAGATCGTCATATCGAATCTCACGAGACCTTAACTCGTTGGCCCTATTGACTATAAGGCCTAAGAGACCACCGTGTTTCCGACCATTGCTCGAACAGGCACTAAGTGAGAAGTGAGTCCGGAGTGTAAACTCGGGACCACTGACTCCCACAAGTTCCTTAATCTTGCGACAGGTGAATTCACGGATTAGTCTTACGTCAGATTCGTCGGAAACGAAGGTAGAAGTCAGGTTAGACCTGTGCTTCTGTAGCACCTTCTTAGCCAACTCGGCGTCCCCACGGGGCAGTGCTCGGGAGATTCGCGAAAGCTGAAAACAGATTTCGTTATATCTCTTGCCACGGAAGCCCTGTATCGAGAGTGGCCCTCTTAGAACCTTTTTAATAAAAGGCGTTAGAGAGGCCCCTCCACCGAGTGAGACGATCCTTAGTTTAGACAGTTCGTCCTTGATGGCTTTGGCCAAAAAGGCTTTACCTCGGGTCGAAGACGTGCAAACCATCCAATGGTAAAGGAAAGTAAAACCTTCCGAAACCTTAGGATGACACCTTTTCGGGTCGAGGATCGTGTTAACGATGTTAAGGGGGTATGCCAAAAGCACACCCTTCCAGAACACCTGGAAACAGCGAACTGCGAAAACTCCGCGCGAGGAACCCTTCATGGGTTCCTTCTTTGATTTATGTGCCATATTTCCTAGACACCTTATTCTCCTCCAGTCCCTGCAAGCAGCGACCGAGAGTCGAATCTCGTTGGAAAGGGAGGACCAATGGTCGTCCGTTTCCAGAGGAGAACAACTAGAACTCAGAG